AATGGCTAAACAAGGTCTTTACGCTAACATCCACGCAAAACGATTGCGTATTAAACAAGGCTCTGGAGAAAAGATGCGGAAGCCCGGCAGTGCTGGTGCTCCTACTGCAGCTAACTTCAAACGAGCAGCTAAAACTGCTAAGAAAAAATGATTACTTGCCCAGATTGCACGCCAGCGCAACAGTATGTGTTAGAGCAACTGCAGACTCGTGCTGAAGTGACTGACAAAACTGCCCTGGCTGTGATCATGGGCAACATAGAACAAGAGTCCCACTTCCGTTCTAAGGTATGTGAGGGTGGGGCTATCGTGCCCTACGATCAGTGCCTGAGAGGGGGCTACGGGCTCATCCAATGGACCTCCCAACATCGTTATGATGGATTGGGCACGTTCTGCAAACAATGGCGTTGTGACCCATCCTCGTTGGAGGGTCAGACACGTTACATGATTAATGAAATGGAGTTCAGAGATGATCTCCATGCATTTCAAACTAAACATCAAACAGTTGATTACTACATGAACCATGCCTGGTATTGGCTAGGTTGGGGTATTCATGGTAATCGCACACAGTACACTTATTCTTTCTTAAACAAACTACAATGAAATTTCTTGCTATCCTCCCTGCCGTTGCTCTCTCTGCAACCCCTGCACTTGCTGGTACTTATGTGAATATTGAAGCCAACTCTGGTTTCACTGGTTCTAATTATAATGGTACTGTGATTGATAACCACATTGGTTACGAAGGTTCTAACTGGTATATCCAAGGTGGTCCTTCTATTGTCTCTCCTGATGGTGGAGAAGCTGAAGTGGAACTGTCTGGTAAAGTTGGCGGTTCTGTCCCCCTGTCTGAAAAGCTGGGTGCTTATGGTGAGCTGTCGTTCATCACTGGTGATAACAACAACGGTTATGGTACTAAAGTTGGTGTGAAGTACAACTTCTAATTTAATTTGTGGTGGGTGGGTCGGTTCTATTAAACACAATTAAAACATTTTTATGGCTACTTCTGTACTTACTCGGCAGAGGGATACCTGGGAAGAGTTTTGTTCCTGGGTTACCTCTACCAATAACCGTCTTTATGTAGGTTGGTTTGGGACACTGATGATTCCGTGTCTCCTTGCCGCCACCACCTGTTTTATTCTTGCTTTCATTGCTGCACCTCCTGTAGACATTGATGGCATCCGTGAACCAGTTTCTGGATCTCTACTCTATGGCAACAACATCATCTCTGGTGCCGTCGTGCCTAGCAGTAACGCAATTGGATTACATTTGTACCCGATCTGGGAAGCCAATACCCTTGAAGAATGGCTCTACAATGGCGGACCTTATCAGCTCGTCGTGTTCCACTTCCTTATCGGTATCTTCTCTTACCTGGGACGAGAATGGGAACTTTCGTACCGACTTGGGATGAGGCCCTGGATCTTTGTTGCTTACTCTGCCCCCGTGGCTGCAGCGACTGCAGTCTTCCTTGTCTATCCGTTTGGACAGGGTTCTTTTTCTGATGGGATGCCTCTTGGCATTTCCGGTACGTTCAACTTCATGCTGGTCTTCCAAGCTGAACATAATATTCTTATGCATCCTTTCCATATGCTTGGTGTTGCCGGTGTATTTGGTGGGGCTCTGTTCTCAGCTATGCATGGTAGTCTTGTCACCAGTTCTCTCGTTCGTGAGACGACTGAAAATGAAAGCCAAAACTATGGCTACAAGTTCGGACAGGAAGAGGAAACTTATAACATTGTTGCTGCGCATGGTTACTTTGGCAGACTTATCTTCCAATATGCGTCGTTTAATAATAGTCGTTCTCTTCATTTCTTCCTTGCCGCTTGGCCCGTCTTGGGGATTTGGTTCACTTCTCTTGGCGTTAGCACTATGGCGTTTAACTTAAATGGATTCAACTTTAATCAATCTATTGTTGATCGTCAAGGTCATACCATTAATACTTGGGCTGACATTCTTAACCGTGCTAACCTTGGTTTTGAAGTAATGCATGAACGTAATGCGCACAACTTCCCCCTCGATCTCGCATCGGCATCGACCACTCCTGTGGCTCTTACTGCCCCTACTATTGGTTAATATTATGTTTGGATTTAGTGACGGTAAACTTACCAGCCAACTTAAAATTAAAAAACAAGCGGAAGCGGCTGCCCGCAAGGGTGACACCAAAGAATTTGAACGCTTGATGCAACTCTTTAGAGAGGCTGGTAAAAAGAAATAATTAATTCGTACGTTCAACCTTCGGGTCGCATGTTACCTAGTCATGGAACGGGGACTAGGTTTATTTTGTACGAACTATGTCTATTAATCTCATTCGTTTCCTTGATAATCAGCGCAAGCGTGCTGAGCGTTATCGTGTTGATACGCTCCGTTATCGCGGTGTTGAATACAAGAAGTAATCTGGTGACACTGGGAGGGGTTCGATTCCTCTCCTTACTTATTTGGCATTGGCCCTTACGAGGACACCCTTTGCCGAACCGGTTTGGTAAAAGACCTTTAAATTTTTACCACAAAAATTTTTATATATCAAACGTTTGGTAGTCTTTTATATTTAATTATTTACTACTACAATGGCATTTCAATCTTCTGTTAACCCTTCTCAGCTTACTCAGCTGGGTCAGGCTAACCTTACGGGTGATACCCGTGCTCTGTATCTCAAGCTTTTTAGCGGTGAGATGTTCAAAGGATTCCAGCACAACACTATTGCTCGGGATCTGATCATGAAGCGTACCCTGAAGAACGGCAAGTCTCTGCAGTTCATCTACACGGGTCGTACAAAGTCTGAGTTCCATACTCCTGGAAACAGCATCCTGGGTGATAGCAACGGTGCACCCCCGGTGGCTGAGAAGACCATCACCATTGATGACCTTCTGATCAGCTCCGCATTCGTGTATGAACTGGACGAAGTCCTGGCTCATTACGACCTCCGTTCTGAGATCAGCCGTAAGATCGGCTATGCTCTGGCTGAGAAGTATGACCGTCTTGCCTTCCGTGCTGTGGCACGTGGTGCACGTTCTGCTTCCCCTGTCTCTGCTACTGGCTATGTTGAGCCCGGTGGTACTCAGATTCAGGTCGGTACTGGTGCTGGCTCCGAAGCTGATGCTTATGATTCTGCCAAGCTGGTTGCTGCATTCTATGATGCTGCCGCTGCTCTGGATGAAAAGGGTGTGTCTTCCGACGGTCGCGTGGCTGTCCTGAACCCCCGTCAATACTATGAACTGATCCAAGCTGTAGGTTCTAACGGTCTTGTTAACCGTGATGTCCAAGGTACCGCACTGCAAGGTGGTCAGGGTATCGTGGAGATTGCTGGTATCAAGATCTACAAGTCCATGAACATTCCGTTCTTGGGTAACTATGGTACCAAGTATGGTGGCACCACCGGTGTGACCTCTCCTGGTAATACTGGTAGTTTCGTTGGTGAAGCCCTTGAGGATGCTTCCAACGCTAGCACTGGTATTAACAACGATTACGGTACTGCTGCTGAAGTCGGCTCCACTTCCTGTGGTCTGATCTTCCAGAAAGAAGCTGCCGGTATGGTTGAAGCTATTGGTCCTCAGGTGCAAGTCACCAGCGGCGATGTGTCCGTCATCTACCAAGGTGATGTGATGCTTGGTCGTTTGGCTTGTGGCTGTGACTACCTCAACCCTGCTGCTGCTGTGGAACTTCACGTTACCAGCACTGCACCTTCTGCATTCTGATTCTTTTTTGGGAGCCTCTTCGGGGGCTCCTTTTTTTTAATTTCTTATTGAGAATGATAATCAATGGCTTTTCCTACCACTAATGCGACACAGGAACTACCTGCTGTTAATCAAATTTTGCAATCATGTGGGCAAGCGCCTGTCACTACCCTAGATCAAACCAACCCGGACGTTGCGATTGCCTATGGGACTTTGTTAGAAGTCTCTCGGGAAGTACAGGCGGAAGGTTGGTCATTTAATCGGGAACTTAACTATGAAATGATTCCTGATAATAACAACGAAATTCAAATTCCTAACAACGTACTCCAAATTGACCTGTCATCTAACCCTAATAATATGAGTTATGATGTCGTAAGGCGTAATGGTAAACTATACGACAAGATCAGCCATTCCTATGATTGGGCTGAAGGTAAAGATAACGTCGCTTGTGATATTATCTGGTTGTTTGACTGGGTTGACCTACCTAAACCTGTTCAAGATTATATTACCGCAAGAGCTGCTGTAATTGTATCTAGTCGTATTGTAGGCGATCCTAATCAATACCAGATGCTTCAACAAAAAGAAGCTTATTCACGAAGTAATTTGATGGAGTATGAGTGTAATCAAGGTGACTACACCTTCTTTGGACACTCAGGTGAAACAAATCACTATCAATCTTACAAACCGTTCCAAGCACTTTATAGGTAATGGCAGCAGTAACTCAACGAATTTTAAACTACCTCGGTGGTGTATCAAGACAATCAGATGACAGAAAACTGCCAGGTCAAGTACGTGAGTGTTACAATGCGTATCCTGATCCTACGTTTGGATTAGTTAAACGACCTGGATTTGAACATGTTTTAAATATTGGTACTGGAACCACTTATGATGATGGTAAGTGGTTTTATCTTAATAGAGATGATGATGAAGAGTACATCGGTGTAATCATAGGCTCAACACCATCCATTAATATTTGGAACATAAAAACAGGAGCTACTTGTACTGTAACTTACCCAGATGGGACAGGTTATTTAAACGGTACAAAAGACCAACTTAAAATGGTATCTATCCAAGATACTTCTATTGTTATTAATTCAAGTATTGATGTTGCAGCCCTTAGTGTTACAACTAATTATCAAGAAGACAGGGCGGCAAGTGTTGTACTTAAGCAGTATGGTGATGCAGAAACTTACACCATTACTGTTAATATTAATGGTTCAGCTAACACTGCTACTTACACCACCAGTTCCTCAGATGATGTAAACTCAGTTCTTACTAATTTAGAAAGTGACATCAATGGATGGGGAATTTCTGGTCTTACTGTAACACGCCTCAGTAATTCACTTGAACTTACCAGCACGTCTGATATGGATGTATCGGCTGAAGGTGGTTTGAGTAACTTGTATCTTGTTGCTATTGAGCAAAATGTTGATGACATCTCAGAT